CCCCACCGGGCCGCCCATCATGAAGCCCTGGATGGCGCCGGTCGCCGCGCCGACCAGCTCCGAGTAATCCTCGACGGTGTGTTCCGTCTCTTTGATGTCGTCCATCGCCAGTTCGATGCCAGCAAGGCGAACCCCTGCTCCGTACACCCTGGGGATAGCGACCCCGTACTCGCCGCCTGCGGCCTCCAGATTGCCGAGTCGCGGCCCATCCTGAGCCGTAAGCCTGCCGAGCAGGTAGGAAGCCCCAAGCTGGACGAAGAATGCTCCGAAATTGAAGCTGGAACCGGCAGCGGCCACAGCAACAGGAGGCATGGACGCCATCAGACCTCTCCTCGATCAGAGGCCATGCTCAAGTGCCCTTCACAATTGCGGACGAGCTGCGCTTGTCGCGGCCGGGCACTTTGTCTGCGCCGCCGTAGTTCACTAGGTTTGCCCAGGCCGTGCACCCGTTGGTACCCTGATCGGCAGCCTTCAGGTTGGTACACCCGGGCGTCATCACATAGGTGATGCCCGACACCAGCGGGAATGCCAGGCGAGGCCAGAGCGTTATCTTTCCTCCCGCGGTGTGCTCTTTGATCTCCGCACTAATGCCGGCGTTCATGCCGCTGGTGAATGTCACTCGGCCCCGCCGGAAGTATCCTGCCGCCTCTCCCCGCGCCGCATCCGTGAAGCTGCGGTGACCATCCGCCTCATCGATGGTGCCGGTCACGGTGAGTGGCGCCAGATCCTTCTTGCAGCCGGAATCCCCGAATAGGTGCCGACAGCCGGGCTGCAGAAGGCGAACCAGAGGGGTCTGCTTCAGTCTCGCGCCGTCACCCAGCAACTCCACCCGGAACCCGCGGTCACCGTGTTCTACGGGGCCGAAGGTGCCCCTTAGGAGGAGGCGCCCCGTCCCGGTACCCGACCAAGGCACGAGCCACGCCTCGACATACGCGCCGTCATACAGGCCGGCGAAAAGATGAAGCTCCGAGATGGAGCCGCCAATTGCCCCTGAAAGGTCCATCGTGCCCGCCGCGTCCGCGGCTGAGACTCCCTCTGAAGAGCTCGGGGCGAGGCTGTCGCAGGCGAGATACGTCTCACCCTTCCAGACGAGGTTCCGATCCAGCGAGGTCAGGCGCACGGTTGCGCCGTCAGCCCGCGTGATCTTCCATATCTGTGCCCATTGCGTGGTGCAGGGCACATGCTTGTGCAGTACCTCCGCACCCACCTGGCTGATCGAAAGGCTTGGCTCCACTCTGTGCAGGTACTCAGCGCCCACCTGAGTGACCCGCGTTCGCGTTCCCACCCGATGAAGGTACTCGATCCCGACTTGGCTGACACGAGCGCCGGGAAGGGCTCGGACAAGCGCCTCGGCGCCGCCTTGCGTGACGCGCAACTCAGTCATGTTCGATCCTCACTGAGCCGCTGGGTCAGGCGGTGCGCTCGACCACATGCAGACCTGCGTTCAGCGCCGTAGGGGTCCAGGGCAGCCCAGTAGCCGGGTTCAATGGGACGTTGCTGTCATGGTATGCCTCTGCCGTCGTGATCGGCTGAGGTGTGACGGTGGCCTTGCTGCTGCCGGACTTCATCGACGGTGCCACCGTACAGGTACCGGCATCGTCCTTCTTCGCCCGGATAAAGGGCCGCACCGTCAGGATCTCGGAAAGGTTGCTTGGGCCGTTCTGCAGGCCGAAGTCTGACTCTGCTGTGGCGGCACTGGTGCTGATATAGGTGGCGTCATCCGGCGGCGTCTCACTGAGCAGGGAATGGCCTACCGTGCCGCTCGACAATGCGAAGTCTGCCTGAGCCGTATCGGAGTCCACCATGAGAAGGCCGGACTTCACATCGCCGACGAACCAGTTGCAGCCGCTGCCGTCGTCTGTCGTGTCGTTGCAGAAGATGTCGGCAAAATCGATGTCCGCAGTGTCACCACCATTCGGGTAGCCAAAGGCAATCTGGCTAAACTCGACATTGGCGGTCTGGATGGTGTCGATTCCGGTGAGATTAAGCCGGGTCACCTCGTCAACCCGCAGCTCCAGTGCGCCTGCGGTGCCGTCCCCGGCCTTCACATAGCATTCAAGGTGCTGATATGCGCCAGCCCCGATGATCGGGATGCTCCGACCGAGGACCGTTCCGCCCCTGCGCACCTCCAGTGCTCCGTCAGTCCCAAGGTAGACAGAGATTTGGGAGCCGTTCGACTGGTCGCGAAAGTCAAAGAGGAAGATCAGTTCGTTGATGGGCAGGGAGTGGCAATAGGCCGCATAGCCGACGATCACCTCCGTGAGCGGAGCCCCAAAGACGCGACGGGCCACGGAGGTGTTCGGCCCACCAGCCATGCGAAGATGCCAGTTCCCGGTGCGCGGATTGAGATTGGACAGAGCAAAGCCGGATTCGACCTGCGCCCATGCCTGCCCTGATGAGCCGTTGAGCATTTTCGCTTCGTCGCCGCCGTAGCGACCGAATCCATCACACCAGCGGTTCGCCATCTAACAGGGTCTCACTTCCACAAGGTTGATGTCTGCAAAGCCGCCGACCTGCCACGTCCGCACTATGCCTTCGAAAGCGTCATCGCTCTCGAAGCGAACCTCGACGTCGAACAGGAAACCGGCCGTCACATCGAGGCCGGCAGGCGGCGGAAGATCGAACACGATCTCACCGCCTGGACGGGTGACCGTGTAATCGGAGGGAGAGACAGGGATGCCATCCAGGGCCACCACAACCGTGCTCACCACCGGCAGGTGGATCTTGCGCACATAGCTGTAAGCTCCGACTCCATAGGTCTTCGTCAACTGGAAGCGGCTCGTAAAACCGTCCGTGACGCCGATTGCCTGGTCGGCGTCAGAAATGGCGGCGATGACCGAAGCATCGGGCTCGTTCGGCACATGATCGACGGTCGCCTTGTCCAGTGGATCGCGCCAGGGGAATGAGTGAAAAGGCCCGCGCATGATCAGCCAGTGGTCACGCAGTCGATTGATGACTTCAGGCTGCCGCCCTGCCGCTTCCGGCAGAATGTAGCGGTAGAGGGGGTGTTCCCAGTCCTGATTGCGCCGCTCAGTGCCGCCAGCGGAAGCCTGGATCGTGGTCTTCGTTCTTGGCGCAGAGACGCAGGGATACCCCGGCACTTCCTCCGGCAGGTATTCGTCGATGAAGCTCATATGCCAAGTCCGCGGCGCGTCTGGCGCGCGATCTGCGACCTGCTCCGGTTGAAGCTGTTCGCGTCCGGTGTGCTGATGTGCTGGTTGATGATCACGCGGCCACGGCCGGCGGGTTCATTGTCGTTCCCGATCGTGAGGCGTTCTCCATGCGAGACACGCGCGATTGGAAGGTTGTTGAGAGACAGCAGGTTGCGGTCTGTCCCGTGATTGCCGAGGATGTTGAACCCGCCTCCAGTCGCGAAACCGGGAATGCCCTTCCCGAGGTTGGCAACCAGGCCGCCGTTGCCCAGGATGGAAGCAAGGCCCTTCTGAAGCTCCATACGAGCCAAGCCCAAGAGGAACTGCTTAAGCGTGTTCAGCAAGCTATCCTTCGCCGCGCCCAATCCCTCGGACAGGGCGAGCGCGCTGTCTAACAGGCCCTCAAGCCCCTGAACCTGCAAGCGCTCCAGGGCTTCCTGGGCCTTGGCAGCGGTCGATGGCAACGTGGCGAGATAGTCCTCCATAGGGCCGCGGGTGCTTTGGAGCACTCCTTGAGTGGCGGTGGCCTGCTCGCCCGGCAGTGCAGCGAGACGCCGGCGCGCCTCCTCCTTTGCCGCCCACGTCGACTGCTCGTCAGCGAGGACCGCCTCCAGGCGAGCCCGCTCCTGGCGATAGATCAGTTCCAGAAGCCGGAGTTCAGCCGCACGGCACTCGCTGGCGGTCTCTGCAAGCGACACTTCCCCTTCCAGCCTCTGGCGTTCCAGATCGAAATCGACCTGTTCGAGCGCGGCAAATTCGCGCGCCCGCTCGGCTTGCTCCTCCTGAAGCAGCTTCTGAACCTCAAGATTGTGCAGGATGTCCTGCTGCGCGGCGATCTGTGCCGCCTGCGCTTGGCTTAACCCTTGAGCGCCATTGGTCAGCTTGTAGGTTTCGACCTGATGCGCCAGCTCCGCCCGCTGCTCCTCACGGTTCAGGTCCAGGATCTGCTTCGACAGAGCCGTGCGCTCAACATAATCAACCGCCAGGTCGCGCTGTGCGCTGAGAATGTCTGCGTCGGCGCGGCGCTGTTCTTGCGCGAAGGCGTGTGCGGCATCGATGCTCTGGAGCCGCGCTCGCTGAGCCGCCTCAATCTGTTCAGCTAGGTCCGCTTCGCCGCCACCGGAGCCGCGCCCGTCCGAAAAGGGCTGATGCCGGTGGAGGTTGCCCTTCCCGCCGTGAACAAGTGGCTGCCCAAGAGAGACCCCGGCCCGGGCGGCCGCAAGGGCGATCTTCTCAGGGTCCACTGAGGTCGAGAAGTCGAAAGCCCTGTAAAATTCGTGGTCGCTGGTGCCCGGCCGTGCGGCGTTTCCCGGCCCCAAGCGTCGATAGAGTTCGGCCTGCTTTGCGGTCGACCGGATGCCGCTGGTCGGCTCGATCTTCAGCCGACGCAACTCGCGCAGAAAAGCATTGTAGGCGTCTCGGTCAGAACGCTGCCCGCTGCCACCAGACTCCAACTGCGTCGGCGTTCCAGTGGAGGAACGCGGCGCGACCGGCTTCGGGGGACTCAGGCGAAGTCCGCTGATGGACGAGGAGCCAAGGCCAGCATTCTGGCGCTCTTCAGCGATCCTCCTCGCCAGTGCCGCCTGATCCGCGAAGGGGTTAAGCCGCCCCAACTCCAGCACTTCGATGGCGACTCTGGCCTTGTAGCGCGTCCATGCGTCAGCCGCCCGGCCGAGCGCGGCGACAAGCTTCAACAGGTCATCGACAAACCCGAGGATTGCATCCGAGTTCTCGGCGACGGACCCAGCGATCTTGGCCGACAGGACGGTCTTGAGAGCGTCCATCTTGTCCGCCGTCTCATCGGCCTTCTGGATTTGGGCGTCACTAAGGACAATCCCCATCTTCTCGGCAGCAAGGGCGAGCTGGTTAATGCCCGCGCTGCCTTCCGAGAGCAGCGGGACGATCTTCTGGAATCCCTTGCCGAAGATGGCCACGCCCGCCGCTGCGTTGGCGGAGGCTCCCCCCGTGCGGTTCATCTGATCGGCGATCTTGCCGATAATCTCTGACTTCGATTTGGTGCGAATGTCCTCCAGGCTGATGCCCAGGGCCTGAAAGGTAGTCTGTGCCTTCTTGGATCCCGACGCCGCCTTGCTGAGGTTGATGGCGAGCTTGCCCAGTGCAGAGTCCGCCTCTTCCTGGCTCGCACCCGCCTGCTGCGCGGCAAAGCGGAAGGTCTGCAACTCCCGCGTGGTAACTCCGAGCTGCTGAGCGACCTCGCCTAGAGAGCCGGCATAATCGAGCGCGCCCCTGGCGACGTTCGCGAGCAGACCAACCGACAGGCCGGAGGCGAGCCCGGCAATACCGGCTTTCACCGCACCGAACGACTTGCTGATAGCAGTTGAACTGCTGGCCGCCTGACGCTGGGCGCGCTTCATCCCCGCTTCGAAATTGGCGGTGTCCGCACTGAGGGTCGCCCTCAACGCGCCAATGAGTGCTGCCATGCGGACCCTTCTTTCGTTCGGGCGCCCTAGTTGACCTGCTTGAACGTCATCTTCGCGCCGCGAGCCTGGAACTCGCGCATGACCGCCAGCATGTCTGAGGGGGTCTGAGCAGGCCGTCGCCGGGGCTGCTTCAGATAGTGATCCAGCTTCTTAAGTTTGCCGGCCTTGGCCGCAGCCGTGAATGCCGCAGTGTGCCATGCCAGCGATACGTCACGTTCGCTCTGCCGTTTCGCGGCGAGGGCGGCCCCTTCCATGATCGTCACGAAGCTGCGTGGTGTCTGTGCCCAGAACTCCGCCGGGCTGTACCCGGCCGCAACCCATTCCTTCAGGAAGTCTTCGACCGACCACGCCGCATTGGAGGGTTTTGGTCCTTCGCTTCCTCGCCGCCGATGTTGAAGGCGCGGCGCAGGACGTCGCCCATCACCACTCCGATGGCAGCCCCCTCCGGCCCGAAAGCGACACCCGCCGCCTCGTCCAGGGTCACGCCCTCATGCTTCTCACGGAGCAGGCCCCAGAGGACCTTGCCCGCCAGCGACATCGGGGGGTCGACGAGCTGAGGCAGGATGTTGCTCATCTTTTCGCCGGTTACTGCTTCGATCACGTCGATGGCTCGGAAGTTGCAGACGAGGTGGAGGGTTTCCCCGTCCACCTCAATCTGCCCCTCATGGTAGAACGAGCGCATTAGGCGCCGGCAGCCTCGGTCGAGTCACCGGTGAACCGGACAGTCATCGTCGCGGTCATGCGGTCATCGATCGGGATATTGCGCTCGTAACCAGTGACGATGCAGTCACCCTCGATCACCCAAGTCCCGGTGCCGTCTGGAATGACGATCCGGTAGCCCTTGGTGAGGCCGGAAGCCTGCGCGCCGCGGATGAGCGCGTCAGTGGTGCTGCCAGGCACATAGTTCATTTCAAACGTGCCCTCGCCGTCGTCGATCAGACCGGAGATGAACTCCCGGCGCCGATTGGGAGAGGCCATGTGGGTTGCCTCGACCTGCTCGGTCTGGGGGTTGGGAGGAGTAACGCTGAGGATTTCACCGAGCTGCGTGAGAACGGGCGTTCCGGCATTGTTATCAAGCCAGAGTTGCGTTCCCAAGCCGATCTGAGCTTCAGTTGCCATTGTAGAGGCTCCATTTTCGGATTGGTCTTGCCCAAGGACCGGCGGGGCTTATCCCTTTCGGGAATCAGGTGTTCGAGAAGTGCAGGGTCAGCCGGATAGCGTCCCTGAAGATCATCTGGGTTTCGACACGCTCGTTCAGAGGCGTCACGTTGATGCCAGTCGCGCCCTGAAAGCGGATACCGTTGCCGCTCTGAGGCGGCAGAAGGGCCGCGATCACCGCCTCTTTGATTGCCTTCTTCTCAGCATAGGACCGCGCCCAGACGTCGACCTGCAGTTGCACGTCACGAACGGACTGGAGGCCACCCAGATGCTGATCGCGCCCATCCACCGGGAGGCTCAAGGTCAGCGCCGGAAGGGCGCTCGCTTGGGGGCGATCCTCCCAGTAGATCCGACTGCCTACCAGCGCGGCCGTGGAAGCGTCCGCGATAAGGCGGGCGCGAAGCGCTCCTTCCATGTCCATGGATCAGCCCTTCGTCCTGGCCAGCTTCTTGGCGTAGCGCGCTGCCGCTCTTTCGATCTCGCCGCCAAGCTCCCGACCGATGATCTCCAGGGCTTCGTCCTTGGTCGCCTCCCAGGCAGGAACCCCGAAAGCTTGAGCAGGATGCCGGAAGGTGCCGAACTCCTGCGTCACCGCGGCAGGGTCGGCCGAACCGACGTGCACCTCGGCAAACGCCTTCCCTTCCCTGCGGGCATCCCGAGCCTGGCGCGGCGTGAGTTGGGTACCCGTCTGAATGGACCTTCCGAGGGCTCCACTCCTCTTGGGAGCCCGGCTCTCCATCTCTGCTTCGACCGGCGCCGCAGCCTTACGGAGGACCCGGCGTAGCGTGTTCCGCGCCGTGGCCTTGGGGAGTTCGCCAAGAGCTCTGTCGAGTTCTGACCAACCCTCCA